CCAAACCAGCGGGGATTGTCCTGTGCCTCGCCTGTAAGCATATTCTGAAGCATTTGCATATCTTCATAAAACTTGGTTTCTTTGGTAAAGCTAGCGGTGGTGATGTAAATCCGCAAAGGGTTTTTTCGAGCAACCATGCCTGAATGCAAAACCTCAATGGCATTCCTGTCCACAATTTGCGCCGCCTCGTCAATGATGGCGCATGATGGGTTCATGCCATCGCCTGATTTTTTGGTGTCCCGACTTAACGCCATGAACTTGGTTTGGCTGTCACCCGCCTTGGTGATGTGCCGTTTGCCCAAGCTGTAAAGCTGTGCGATGTCATGTGGCATATTTTCCACAAAGCCTGTGGCGGCGTTAAACACGATGGATGCTTGGTCGCGTGTGGTTGCCAAGGTGTAAACCTCCGCGCCAGCTTCGCCCCAATTCAACTCGTACAACGCAATGGCGGCGGTCAATGTGGACTTGCCCGCTTTGCGCGGCACAAACACAATTACGTCCGTGACCATCCGCGCTTTGGCATCTTTCTTACTGCGGAATCCGTATATGGCGCAAATGATAAAAATCTGGAACGGCTCAAGAATTAAAGGCTTGCCCGCGTCTGGTCCTTTGGTGTGTTTAAGCGTTTCAGCAAATTCCAAAAAATGCGTAACGTAATCAACATGGAATTCCCAAGCCCAATTTCTGTCTTCCAGTTGGTTAAGGAATCGCTGACAAGCAAGCCGCACATTACGACAAACAGGAATATCACCTTTGGCAACTTTCACGGCATACAGAATGCCATCCTCGTATGTCATGGCCCACTAAGCAAACGCGAATATTTGCCGCCTTCGGTTTTATTGGTCGCAAGTCGCCCGCGTGGTGTTAAGCCCAACTCGTTCATCAACACAATTGCCCGCGCCAAGGCTTTATCGCCAGCGGTCAAAAAAGGATTTGGGCCAACAGTTGCGCCATTGTTGAATTGCGTGATGATGCCGCCCTTGGCAACGCCCTTCAAACACTTAACGTAAATTTCCATTTGGTTGGCCAATGCCGCCAATACGTGCTTGTCTTGGTCTGAGCCAATGCCGTAGGTTTCCCAAAGAAACTCGGACGTTTCGCTGATGAATTTGTCCCTGTCCCAAGCATCGGGGTTGTCCAGCCATTCAGCTTTGGGTACGCGCTTGCGGACTGAATCGGGCAGTTTGCCGCCTTTGTGCGCTTGCACGGTTCCATGCACCAAATGCAATTCGGGTGGAAGTCGGTTGGTCATTTTTTTTCCTTGCGTCTAGGGAATTCCCTTTTTCTCCCCCGCATGATAGCAGTTTCGTTAAGTAACCCCCTCTTTTGAGTCAAAACCTGCGTGTTTTGCGCCGCGCTTGCTTTTAATTAACACGATTAAATTTAAGTTTCTAAAAATTCCCCGCGTGGACTTGGGTCATCGTGTAGCCGTAATCGTCCTTGGTCAATTCTTTTGCGCCTTCGGTTGCATAGTGGATGAATATCCCTTTGCGTTCTTGCCCTGTTTTGTAGCTGTGGCACTCATGGCATAGGCTTTGGAAGATGTTGTTAACGAATGCGTGTTGTCCGATGTGTCGCCAAGGGAATACGTGGTCAACGTGTACGGCTGAATTGATGTGTCCCTTTGTTAAGCATGACTGGCATAGCGGCTGTTTGCTTAACTGTCCGCGTCTTATGGTGCGCCATGCTGGGTCAGTGTAAGCGTTGTCCTTGCCGTGGTTAGTGTGGTCAAGCCCGCCGTGCTCAAGGCAAAAGCTGTTCAGTTTGCTTCTTGGTTGCTTACATCCAAGCTCACGGCATACGCTATTAAATGGTGCGTATGGCATTAGGGTTAATCCCAATGATTGTTAAACGCTTTCAATGGATAGAACACCAAGCTGTTTCGATAGCCACCTTCTGCGGTCGGTCGTATGGGCGTTACGCCGTGTACGTTGCGCCAAGCAGGGTAGACCAGCATGGAGTTATCGCGGCTGTCTACAGTAGCGCCGTAGTCAGGGACAGTGGTGTTGCCGCCTCTTGCGTTTTCTTTCTTTGCGATGATGACGTTAACGCATCCCTCAAGATTGCCAGCATCACGATGGAATGGCGCTGGTATGTTGAAGTTGCTAATGCTTGATGTGAACAATTCCCCAAACCTGAACTTCGGTGGAACTTTCTCAGTGATGATTCGCTTTTGCGTTTCGTATATTTCAGGGGTCAATTGCTGTATCAATTTCTCAGATTCTTTGCACAACAGCAACATTGCTTTGATGAATGTCTGAGCAGACTTAACTTGATGAACGCTGGATATTGCTGGATATGGGCGCTTCATGTGCGGCTTGGGTGGGCAACCGCCAAGGATTGTGCTGTATTGGTTAACCTCGAACTCACTGTCGCGCATACCGCTTGAACGCCTCATTTCGCTTTTTGGCACGCGGTTACTTAACAATTCTGCGTTTGCAACGTCAGCAAGTTGTTTAATTTTGCCTGTTAACTCTTTGATGTAAAAACCTACAGGCTTGCCATCAGCAACGAACAATGTGTCCTCAGTGATGTTTGGCTCAATGTCCCCACAAATGTCACCTATCTTGACGGTGTGCGGTTTCTGTATCAATTCAAGTATTTGCATTCGCTTCTTTCAAGTATTTGCGCTGATATGTTGCTTTCCTAAAATCGTAAAGCACAGACCAATCGACACCAACAGGGACGTTTTTTTTCATTGTTTCTATTTCGTTTCGCATTCTTTCAATGTAGTATCCAACATATCTCTTGCCTAGCTTAACTTTTTTATAAGCACACAAGGTTGTCTCAACATTGAACAAATTTTTATGTTGGATATTCATATCAGAAATTTTGCTCAACAGAAGCTGTAGGCCATCATCTAAATCTGCATAATCTTTGTCTGTCAATTCTTTGTCTACAAAATGACTGAATAAATCTTTTCTATCTAAAGCCAGAGAAAGTCCATTGCGGCAACTTTCAGCTTCGCGCAAATTTAAATCGTTTGGTATCATTTTTGTGTCAGTAAGTACATTTATCAACTCAAGATAAATGAACATCGTAAAACGCCCAAAATAATGTATGTTGCTCAATCGCTTATATGCGGCGACGTAGGTGTCTTGCAAATTATTCGTGCTTAACTTTTGAAAATACTCTTGTTGGTTCGCGCCAATAATCTCACGATAGGATTTGAAGCAATTTACAAATTCATTGTTGCTTCTTACCCTTGCGCGGTCTGTCTGGAATACCAACTTGTTTCTGTTTGCTTTCCACCAGCGTTCTAGCCTACCAACATCCACGTTTTGGTAGTCTGGGAATTCGTTGTAAATGTAAAAGACTGTTGGTGCGCAGTAACACGTTGCAAATAGGTATGCCAGCCAGTATCTTTGCTCAATGTTCAACTCATATCTGTTGCAGATGTACGTTAGACAATCGTTTTGCGGGTCAATGTCCTTCGCAAAACTGCTGGCCTGATGGAATGATAAATATTCTTTCAAACCTTCCATTCATACACCTCATGCGAATTTAGCGGCTCTGGATTGAGTAAACATCTACGTAAAATGTCCGCTGTTGATGCGATGTATGTGCATCCATACTTTGTTGCTTGATATGCGGGTCGGCCATCATTTTTGAAAAATTGCAATGAATTTTTTTTCAATACAACGCCGCTATACGTAATGTTGCTTTTCAGTAATGCCATTCTGTCTGCTGTTTGCAACATAATTTCGCCATCGTTGTCTGATTCCATCTTGATTTTGTAAGCAATTTCCATCTCGGCTTTTGTACGCATATCTATCACGCCATTAAAAGCCAAATATTCGCCCTCGTAGGACAAAGGTTGATTGTTAATTTCAGTCTTGTAGTCGCCGCTTGTGCTGTATCGGCAATGCCCGATCAGTAATTTAGGAAACTTGGCCATGCTTTTGAGAAGCGGCATCAATTGGTTCGATTTGTTAAGCACTGTCTCACCAGAATGAAGATGAGCCGCATACCCATAGGCGTGCATACCTCTTATCTTGGATTCAATGAACAAACGGTGCAACGTGGCAAAAGCTGGTTCTGATGGTTCTTTGCTGATAAAGCCTATGATGGCGCACAAAATTTTATCCCTTTCATTTATTTTTTAACAATGCAGGTCGTAGCCACGCCTTACCAACTTCTTGTATTGCTTTTTCTGTTTTGTTTTTTTTCTGCAATCCCCATCCATATGATTCTAGACTTTCCTTAACAAATTGCATTCTTATTTTCTGCGATGGCAATGCTTGTGCAGGGTTAGCTATAGCAAAATTTCTGTAATTGATTTGTTCTTTTCTACTTGCAAATAATTTTTGATCTGAACGCAATGAGCCTGTTGGGTCGACAGCCCACCATATCAACCCATTTTTATAGTGCCATGTGACAGAACTCGGGGTGCAAGACATCTTCAAGCGTTCAGTTTTTTTAATGTTTACAGCGTATGCTATCCATGCATCCCAGCAAGCTGATGCATAACCTTTACCTTCCTGTCCTTGTATAGTGACAATTTCATATAAATTTGCATACTTGTCCCTATTGAATGTTGCAAAAATTAAACAAACTATTTCACCATCGACAAATTTTGCAAATGGTGGGGCATTCTTGTAATTACCAAATCTGAACCATAAAGAATCTGCACTTGCAAGAAACTTGGTATTCTTACCCGCAATGCTATTTGCAATCAAATTTTTTACTGTATTTGCGCCAACAAACGCAAATTTATCGTTGCAATCCATTTGCCACTATCCTTTTAATTGCTGTATGTACTTCCTCTATGCTTTGATTGTTATCGACAATTTCTAATTTAAAAGTATAAAATTTTTTTAGCTGTGGTAATTTTCTGATGAAATTGTATTGGCTTTTAAAATTTGCAGGATCGTATTCAGTTGCACCACGGATAATGCTTCTTTGTTTGACAGTTTGAGGCAAAGAATTCAGAACAATAACTGTTAAATCAGTTAATCTACTAAATCTTAAAATAGACGGCTCATTTTGGTAGATGCACCCATGTGCAATCATTTCAGATTTGCTCTCTTTGATTGCATCGACTAAATTTTTAACACTCCCTATCGCATCTAAGCCACTTTTGCCGCCTAAATAATTTAATTGAGGGAATTCTTTTTGCAATAAATTAGCTTGCGTAGTTTTCCCACAGCCAAAATATCCAGCCAAGAAAAAACATTTCATTTGTTCAGCTTATTTTTTTCGTTCTTCAAAAAGTTGATGAGCATCATTCCTACGTAGGCTTTTTCTTCACGCCAAAACTTAACCAATTCTTGCGCTTCCTCGTAGTGTTCAGGTTCAAATTCAATTTGGATTGCTTTGCGAACACCCTTGGCCATGTCATCTAACTGTGCGTCAATTTCTTCGTCATCCAGCACAGAGTAGTCAACATCACCATCTTTTAATTCTGATGGGTCGAATGCAAGCAAATCAATATTGAACCCTGCTTCACGCAAATCACCAATTTCAAGCGCCAGCATTTGTTCGTCCCACCCGCTGTTTAGTGCAATCTTGTTATCGGCAATGACGTAAGCGCGTTTTTGAGCCTCGGTTAAGTGTGCAAGGTCAATCGTTGGCACGTCTTGAATTCCAAGCAAAAAAGCGGCTTCAAATCGACCGTGACCAGCGATGATGCCGTTTGTGCCGTCAAGCAAAATGGGTTGCGTCCAGCCAAATTCCTTGATGCTGGAAGCAATTTGCGCTATTTGGCTACTGCTATGTGTTCTACTGTTTCTCGCGTAAGGAATCAAATCCTTCAAAGGGCGATATGTGATTTTCAATTTTTGCTGTTGTGTCATGTCGTGTCCTGTTTTATTTCAATTCACGCAATTGGTAAATGGTTTGCGATACCAACGCCCGCATTTCGTCAACAATGTTTTGCATCCAACTGTCTTGTGGAAAGCCATTTTGCTTACGCAATGTGTCAATCTCATCAGCCAAATACATAAAGTAATCCAATGGTTTAATAGCTGGGAATACATAACCGTCCATTACGTCATGCAATTTGCCGTATTGACCTTGGAACGATTCCACAAACGTGTCCAGCAAATCAACAATGCCATCATAATACAAACTTAACGCTGTGTGGTCGCTTCGGCTTGCGGTCATCCAATGTTGCAAATGTGCGTTGGTTCGTGAATGAAGCATACACATCACAAATTGCATAAGCGGGTCATCGCCTTGGGCTTCGTTGCGTTCAATGCTGGCGGTAAATTTAACCATGATGTTCCTTTGGAGGTTGTTGGCTACTCGCTGTGACTGGTGCAATTGCCTTGCGTAACGAATGCCAGCATCCGCTTTTGCCAACATTGTTAATTTTCCACCTTTGGCACTGGTACGTCAACCACCACCAAATCACGCGCAAGCAATTCTAGCCACGTATTGCGTAACGCATCAAAATACATTTGTTGCTTTTGTTCTTTTGTTAAGCCGTGTCCCGCGTCCAAATCGTGATGACAAGCAAAGCACAATGCCACCGTGTATTCGTCAGAAGCCTTGATAGACCGCCCTTTGCCGTGGATTGATAGGTTGCTATGCGCCGCTTGCGTTTGACCCTCTAAACCGCAGTTTTGACACGGCAGTGATGCCACGTTCTTCAAATGTTGCTTGCTTCGCCAATATTGAAATTTTTGTCTCATGTGATGTGAACAACGCGGTGATGATTGGAACGAATGTAATTGATGGTTTTTTCAATCATGCGTTCAAACTCCGCACGGCTAATGCTTTGCCGTTGAAGGTCGTGCAAAGCGTATAGCTCTTTGATGTAGCGAATGCCTGTGCCTGTTAACCCCATTTTGCGGGTCTTTTCGTACCGGTGCGCGGCGGCTTCCATTTCGGCTTGCACTGTTTGGCATATTGGCAAAACTTCAATTCCAATGCCGTGATTGCCCATTGTCTCGGCAATGTTAAGCATATCAACCAACACGCGCCAATCGCCAGTCGTGGCGTTGCCTTTGACCATGCTTTCAATTGCGCTTAATTCGTTCATGCGTAGCTTGTCCAGCTTGTCTTCTGTCGTGATTGCCGCGCCTGTAATGGCGTATTCAATGGGGTTAACTTTTGCCCATATTTTGCGCTTGCATTGTTTTCGGCTCATTCTGTCGCCCTGCCTTCCATGCGGGCGTTAGCTTGTTCGGTGCGCCAAATGTCTGTCCGCATACGCGCCGCTTCCAAATGCCATTTGAGTGTTTCCTCAATTTCAATCGCCGCCGCAAGCCCCTCAAGCAATTCCAAATATTCTGGGTGTGAATATGCTTCGCGTTCTTGTGCGTTAACCGCTTCGATGCCTTTTAACAGCGCGTCTTTCATTAACAACGCTTTTTTGCTTTTGCGGAATTCTTCAAGATAAACCCGCTTGCTTTTTGCTTTGGCAAATTCAGGCGCTTTTTTGATAATGAAATCAACTGCTTGGTGTGGTGCATTCATGTATTACCTTTCAAAATTTTTAATGCTTCGTTTTCTGATTTAACAATATGCACCGCGCCTTTCCAAACGCTGTGCCAATG